ATTTATTTTGGAACAGATTATATTCTTCCAACAACTACTCCATCTATTGATAATGGCGTAACTCCAAGGTATCTCCGATATATATCAAATACATTAGGTCAAATTTATAATACGCTTTCAAACGCAACCAATCCTCCTTCTACAACTGGATTAATTAATATTGACTCATTTGGGACTGGTCAGACTTATTATGCTCTTAGAACTCAAGTAACACCATCAGTTGATACTAATCTTATTAAGCCAGCAAGTCTTGCATTTCTTACTGAAAATGAAGTTGTTCAATTCAGTACATCTGGAACACTTCCAGCTCCACTTGCAGCTTCTACGGATTACACAATCAGGATTATTGGTGACTCAGTTAGAGTTTACAGTGGATCAAGTCCAATTGTATTAACAAATGCTGGAATTGGACAACTTAGCCTTGACATCATTCGCGATGTAGATGTTCAGCCATCTAAGAAAATTGTTGCTAACTCGTCACTTTACGAAACAGGAACAGAACTTGTTGTAAGAGCTAAATCAGGCGATGTTTTACCTGTTGGACTTATTCAAGGAACTAATTATTATGTTAGACGAATTGATAACAATTCGTTTGAGCTTTATGATACGCTTAATCATGCCACGAACTTGACTTCCACGATTGGTCGCAAAACATACACGACATCTGGAAGTAAAGTCACGTCAACATTCTTCACAGATGCCATTTTTGAGGCTACCTTTATAAAGTCTGTTGCACACATTGAAAAACCACTCACAGATGGTTATGTGAGCCTTTACGCATGGGATTATGGTCGCAGTAATGATATGACTTTAATTGGTCAGTATCATCCAACGGAAGTTAATCCGCAATATCGCAAGATTCGGATTGGTAAACCTTGTGCGTGGGCTAGGATTCTATATAAAGTTACGCCACCAAAAGTTTCGTCGCGTTATGACTTTATTCCACTTGAACAAGAACGTGCGATTATTGCTGCGGTTCACGCTGTTGATTTAGAAGACAAAGACTTCGCAGATCAAGCTGTTCGCTACTGGGGAATTGCTTATCAGTACCTTAAAAACCAACAAGAATCCATTGATGGTCACGCAATGACTCCACCTCAGATAAATAATATTACATATGGTGATGGAACTGATGTAGTTATGTGGTAACATGAAATCAGCACAAATCACATCAGGAAGACAAGTAAAGACTTCCGCTGGGTGGTTGCGTGGAGTCAACTCTATCCGAAATCCTTGGTTATTGCCAGAAGATCAAGTGAAATGGGCTGTTAATGCTCAATTCCGTGGTGGCATAGTTCAGACTAGGCCGGGACAATCAATGAAGTTATCGCTTCCAGCCGGGAATTTTCAAGGCGGCATTCTTTTTTTAGCAAACAAGCAATATAAAGCAGCAGATGGAACTAATCCTTCTGAGATTTTTAATGTAAATGGTGATGGTGTACAAGAGACAGAAATCCCATACATTGTATTTGCTGTAAATGGAAAAGTATATTGGAGTCCATTCCCACTTGTGCAGCCTAAATCATGGGTTCCATACCAACTTTCTGGAGTCTCACTTGATCCAAATGTAAAACAAGTTGTTTTTGCACTTGCAACACAATCCGCAAACATCTCAACTGGTGGTGACGTTTCAATAACACCAGCGCACCGAGTTTTATTTATTCAAGATGGCATTTCTTCTCCTGTTTATTGGGATGGAAGTAATACAACTGGAGTTCAATCATCATCTATTCCAACGGGAACATGGATGGCGTATTCTGGAAATCGTTTATGGATTGCAAGCGGAAATATTGTTTTAGCATCTGATCTTGGAGATCCAACGTCATGGCAAGAAAGAACAACTGGAACAGGAAGGGGAGATTTTTCATTTAATCGTCCAGTTACAGCACTTGCTAACTATGTTGGTCAAAATAATGATCAGCGATTGTATGTTTTTACGGATCGTTCAACCCATGCACTATCTAGTGGAATTTTAGATAGAACAACGTGGGCAACCACTTCAAATTTTCAAACAATTTTATTTCCAAATGTAGGTTGTATTGCAGGAAAATCAATTTCATTTCAAGCTGGACAAATGTGGTGGTACAGTCAAAGCGGTCTTATTTCTGCTGACGTTGCCGGTAACGCCTATTTGTCTTCTCAAGTTCTTTATAAAGACACTGAAATGGTTCGCGCAAAAGCGTACATGGCTGGAAATCAAACAGGAATTTGCGCTGCATCGTTTGAAAATTATCTTTTATATAGCATTCCATATCTTGAGCCTTTAAATTCAGCTACAATGGTAATGGATTGGGCGGCAGCATCCGAAATTAATCAGCAAAGATCTCCAGCTTGGTGTGGAGTTTGGACTGGAACACGTCCTGTGGAATGGACAACTGGAATCATTGGAGGACAACCTCGTTGTTTTCATTTTTCTGTTGATTATTCAGCCACAAGTGATGGGTCTTACATTTCGCTTTGGGAATCTTTTATGCCAACACGCATTGACTCGTATTTGAGTATTAATGCAGATGGTACAACAACTGAACTATTTAATCGCATTTACGCACAAGTTGAAACTGCGCTTTTAGGTGATGGAATGGATTATAAACAATTTGTGTATGCTGAACTTGAATGTTGCGAGATTGGCGGCACAGTTGACGTTAAAGCGTCCTATAGGGGTTCTAAAGGCCAATATCAATCAATCCTTAACACAAGGCTTCTTGCTGTAACTCAGAACTATCAATGGGAAGATACGCCATTTGCTCCAGAGATTGAAAAACTAGGATTTCTTAATACTCAATATCGCAGATTGATTACAGAATCAACATCTCGAAATGCGGCATCATTAACGTGTGAATCTAATTTAACAACTGACATTGATAAAGGTTTTTCATTGCTTGTTGAATGGTGTGGGGAGTTTGGTCTTGAAACAATTCGTATGTTCCAAGATCCTTGGAGCGAAAGATCAACTGGCGTACCTCAAAGTGATGAGAAAAAATCATGCGTCCTTGCTCAAGATGGATCAACATTGACTTTAGAGCTTTTGCCCAATCCATATGAGGCTCCTAGCACCGAGCAAAAGTCATGGTATGCAAAAGTATTTAGAACGGTCACATTACCATGTTCATTGCCTTCAGTAAGGCCATCAATTTCGGCTACTGCATCTGCTTCATTCTTGTCAAGCATTTCTTATATTCATGCTGAAGAGCAAGCAGGAATACTTGCTGAAAATGCAGCTCAAGCGGCAGCAAATCAATATCGGACACAGAATCCTTGTTAATATGCCATCAATCATCGACGCATCTGTAAAAATAACGCAATTTCCAAACAGATTTGTATCTCCATTTAGCGATGATCCAGTTGTTCCTCTTTATTCATCTGTTCCAATTCCTATTGAAGATAACTCTTGTCTTCCTTGTGTTGTGTGTGGTAATTTCTCAACTCGAAATAAAGTAATACAACAACAAGCTGAAAGATTCAGCGGTTATCTTCCTAGTGAATTAGGAGGAAATCAAGTAATAGTAGGCACAAATTAATAAATATGAAACCCAAAATAGATTACAAACTTGTCCGCGCTGGAACAAACGAATTCTTAGAATTGGTTGATTTTGCAGAAGAATTTGAACATTCAATTATAGAACATCCAAATGTTAATGTATATGCTCATTATTCTAACGGAAAACTATTTGGATACTCTGACCATGTGTATCTCCCAACGGTTTATCCAGCCTTTCACCCAAAACATACACGTCCACAAGATGTTATTCAAGTAATGAGTGACTGGAGAGCACATACACAACTTTCTGGATCTCCCGGATATATTGGAGTTCCATTAATTAATGATCGTCCTAGCTTTGCTAATGATATTATGTTAAAATTAGGTTTGACTAAAATGGATAGAGAAGTTTACTCTATGACTAATTTTTAATTATGGGTGGAGCAAAAACAGTCAACGCAGACAACTATATCAGCAAGCCTGATTCATCTAGGGACATAGCTATTCTTATGGCTATGCAGCAAGCCCAGATGGGGCAGCAAGCACAACAAGCTGCATTGATGAAAGCTGCGTCTGAGATGCCTCCACAGCAACAGACTTATGATCCAATGCAAGAGTCTAAGCGTCTTGCAGAGATTGGGATGGGTAATATCCAAAGAGCAAGAGAGCTTGAAAAACAAACATCTCCAGCTGCCGCTGCAATGCGTCAAGCTCAAGCTAAAGAATTTGCTGCATTAACTTCTCCAGAAGGAACTAATCAATACATTAATGAATGGGCTAAACGCCAAGGACTTATTCAAGGCTTTGAAACTGGGCTGCAAGATTCAAGTATTGGAAGAGCTGCAACATACGATTCCGCATTAAAAGCAAGGCAAAACTACGAACAACAAAATCTAGCATTGCAACAACAGTTGTTGCAGCAAATGCAAGCCCCAGTTGGTGGAATTGATCCAACATCATCTATTGCTGCACAAGAATCCGTTAAAGGACAAAACTTGCAATCAATGCAGAACTGGCAAAATGCTATGTACGGAAATGTTGGTGGATATAATCAATCTGTAGCTGACCAAATGGCTCAAATTGGAACTGCATTCCAAAACACTCAACAAACAGCAGGGCAAAATCAGCAAAATTATCAAAATGCAATGATGCAAAATCAAGCTCAAAACTATGCAGCCAAAAATGCAATGAATTCAGCATATTTACAAGCTGCTGGAAGTATTGCTCAAGGAGCAATTAGTGGGGCAGCCGGAGCTTATGGTGGAGCTGGAACTGGAGGATTTTCTTCTAAATCAGAAATGTTGAGCCACACTGCTCCCGGAACAACAGGGTCATATAACGCTGGAATGGGTTGGGTTCCTAAAGCTGCTGCTGTATAATTTATGAAACGACCAGATCCAACATTTAGTTTTAAAGGATGGTTGAATCAATCACAAGCTCAAATGGGAGCTTTGCAAAACCAAGCTAATTCGCTTCGCGCTTTTGCATCACAGGCTCCAGCAATGCAGTCTTTTGATGCCGCTAAAACGTCTCAACAAGCAGCTGAGTTTGGAATGGATAACATCCAAAGGTCTAAAGAGTTTGACCGTTTACTCAACCCAGAAGTATCGCAAATGCGTCAAGGATTGGGAGATCGTGTTGCCGAAGCTACTAATCTTGATGCTACAAAAAAGTGGATGGATCAATGGTCATTAAAAAGTGGACTTGGAAGTGATAGTCTTATTGGACGTTCCGCTATTTATGATCAAGCGACACAGGAAGGACGACAAGCTAAATTACAGAATTTGCAAATCCAACAAGGGTATTTATCACAAACTCCAGCTCCTATTGGTGGACTTGACCCAGCATCTATTATTGCCGCAGAACAAGCGGCGAAGGCTCAGAATTTGCAATCAATGCAACAATATCAAGGAAACGTGATGCAGGGATCACAACAATTAAATCAATCGACAACAGATTGGATTAATAGTAACCTTGGTCAGTTGCAAAAACTAAATCAAGTTGATCAACAGAATCAATCTAATTACGAGCAAGCAATGTTGAAGCAAGCACAACAAATGGCAGCAAGCGAAAATGCTTCCAAAGGAGCCATGATAACAACTGGAGGAGCTGTTGCTGGAGCAGCTATTGGTGCGGCAATTATTATATAAATGGAAAAACTAATAAATAAAACAATAAATAAAATAACAGAATGGAATAAAAGATGGCCTAGAGCAGTGGTTTTGTGGAGTGGAGGAAAAGACTCTACAGCATTGCTTCATCTTATTAAATTTAAAGCGGGAATTGATCTTCCAGTCATTCAATATCGTGAACCAAAAATGCGAGAACGATATGCTTATTCTGATAAGCTAATAAAAGATTGGAAGCTGGAAGTATACGATTACCCTCCAAATAGAGTTGCAATAGCTGATGGCCCAGACGTTGAAACTGGTGAGTTGCGTTTTGATTTCATAAAATATTACCAATGGGGAAAACAATCTGCCGTTTGCCTTTCTCTAGGAACAGAACGCCCAAAAGATGGAGAAGATTACTTGTGTGGGCTTACAGACCTATTACAACGTCCGACAGGCACTTTTAATTGGCCTTGGGGCGCAGTATATATTGGAACGAAATATTCAGACACAGATTTAATTAAAGGCCATGTACCACTTGCTGTTGATATTCGATATGCTGACGATTCGCCGATGTCGCTTTATCCGCTCAGAGATTGGACTGATAAAGACATTTTTCAATATTTGGAAGAAGAAGGAGTAAAGCCAGATCCAACACGATATATCAAAAGCTGGGATACTTGGGGAAACAATAAAGACAAATCCCTTAATGCTGACTTTTATCCAGTTTGCTTTAATTGCATTAACAGACATGAAGGAAAATACGTTGATTGTCCTAAGTTGAATGCTAAAATATCAAACATTTCTCACCTTGCTCCATACGAGGATTTGGTAAACGAAGACTTAGGTTTTCGTCCTATTGTATGGAACAAGTAGAGTTTGACTGTAAGTCATGTGGGGCTTGCTGTGCATTTAAATGGTCATGGCCTGTTTTTAAGAGAGATAGATCAGATGCAATAAATATTCCAAATGAAATGGTAAGAACGGACTATCCATTAATGAAAACAGAAAATAATCAGTGTGTTGCGTTAGATGGAAAAGTTGGTGAATCTGTGTGTTGCAAGATATACAATGATAGGCCAAATTCTTGCCGTAAATTTGAACCCGGCAGTGATCTTTGCAAAGAAGCAAGAAAAAAACTTTTGACTTAGTTTTAAACAACCATTACACATTGAATTTAAACATCAAATCCCGTGGTTTCACAAAATAAACAAACACTAAAAGGAAAATAATATGGGAGGCAAGAAAAGCGCACCAAAACCAGAACCTAAACCAGCCATTGATCCAATGATGGTTTATTTGCAACAACAACAAGTTCAGCAAGCACAGCAATCTGCTGCTTCTGCTGAAGCTCAACGACAAGCGTTGATGCAATCGCAAATTCAAGCTGGATCTCAAGCTGAACTAGCTGGCGAGCAAGCTGCAAAACAAGGATTGGCAACTGCTGGGTCTATGCAGTCCATTCGTGACGCAAATGCGCTTCAGTCCGCTCAAACTGCTGCATCTACAGCAGGACAACAAGCGACAGGTGGTGGATTTGACGTTAATGCTGCACGTCAGCAGGCTTTAACTAACCTTGGAGCTGGAACATCAATGATTCCACAAACTCCAGCAAATATTGGTGCAATGGGACAACCCAAAGCAGCTAATATGTTCTCACTTCCTCAAACATCCGATCTAAAATTCGGTGGAGCTTAAAACATGGCTATCAGCTATTCTTCCGAGGGTTATAAGGTAACCCCTCAATTCGCCAATCTTGGCGCATTACAGGGATTGCAACCACTTGATGTAACACGGAAGGCTACATTTGAGCCTCGCCCACTTGCTCCAATCGAGGTTTATTCGTCTCGTCCAGAGCTTGTGGCACAAGGGCTAGCTCAAGGCATTCAGGCTGCTGTTAGTGGTGTTACTGAAGGCATTAAGGCTCATTACTCAGAGAAGAAGGAACTAGCTAAGGAAGAACGTAAATTTGAACAGCAAATTGAGCTTGAAAAAGAAAAACGTAAAACTGCTGATGCTGATTTTTACGACAAAGAGCTTTTTAAATTTGATGCTCAAAATGCTGGTAAAGCTGATTATCAAGAAAACAGAAGCAGAATTGTTTCGATGATTAAAGAAAGAAAAGCAGTAGTTCCTAGTGGTGCTTTAGAAAAACAAACATTAGAAGGTAAAGCTGAAGATAAAAGCATTATAGACGCTAATAAGCCATTGTCAGAGCAAAATATGAGTATTGATGCTCAAGGCCGAGCTATAACAAATGCTCTTCCACTTCCAGATGAAGTAGTTGATGCTCAAGGCAGAGCTGTAACAAATGATACTCCCACAGAAACTTACGCAGGAGTTCCTGATTCTGTTGTGGCTCAAGATAAGGAACTTTTAAATAAACTACAATCAGAAGAAGAAAAAGTTCAAATAGAACCTGTTTTATCTGGGATTGTTCCAGCCGAATCAACTCAACCACCTGTTCAACCAAAAGTTTTGACTGGAATGAAACCTGCTATTGAACAATCAGCTGATAGCGTTCCTCCAGAGGTTGACACAAAACAACTTCCCAAACCAGATTATCCTACTGGAAGATTAACCACTCAACAAGCTCAAGAAATAATTAAAAACACACCAACTAATAACCATTGGGAGCTTTCAATTAAGCCGATTGGTGATGGATGGAATATTATTGAACCTGTTAGCAAATTTGAAAAAGTTACTTCAGAACAAAGACAGCGAAGGGGTGATTGGTTTAAAGGAAGACAAGATGAAAGAGCAGAAAAGAAAGCTGCTATAGAAGAACAGATAAAAGGATTAAAAATACCTGAGCCACTTGCGCCATTAAAAGATCAGATTGAAACCTCGGCAACCACTGTAAGAGACATTAATCAAGTATTAGAAATACTTAAAAAAAATCCCGGTGCAGTTGGTAAAGCGAGTTCTTATCAGGCACAGTTAATACCGTGGCAAAATGATGCTTCAACTGTAAGGGGACTAATGAACTCTATTTATTCCAATGTAGCATTAGGTGCATTGATTAATATGAGAAAAGCATCTCCAACGGGTGCTGCTGTAGGAAATGTTACAGAAAAAGAAATGGAACTTTTTAAAGCGGCTGAAGGTGCTTTGGATGTCGATCAATTGCCTTCTGACATTATCATTGAAAGACTTGAACGAATTAAAGACGAAAGAGTTAAAGAGATTAATAAGGCATCTATTAACATTAAACAATTTGATGATTCTTACGAAATTCCACAATTTAAATTTGAAAAGAAAAAGAAAACGGTTTCAAACAAGGGTAAAATGGTTAATGTATTTAGACCAGATGGAAAGCCGGGGCAAATTCCAGAAAGCCAACTTCAAGAAGCACTTTCAGAAGGATTTAAACTTCAGTAATTTTCTTTATGGCTATTGATTTTATACCAACTGAAGAGGAACCTAAAAAGGAAGAAAAAGAACCATCTAAAAAAGAAATATCTTTTACTCCACAAAACGAAGATGTTCAAGTAGAAGAAGAACCTTCTATGACTGCTGGTGGAACTGCCTCAGCTGTTGTTCGTGGAGTTTCCCCTACCTTAGCTCAAGCCGGGACTGGTGCTTTGATGGGAGTTGGATTTGGGCCTCCCGGAATGGCTATTGGTGCTGCTGGAGGTGTTATTTCTGGTCAATTGGCTGATCTTGCTATCTCTGGAATCAATTCTGCTTTTGGAACTCATTACTCAACAACAAAAGAAGCAGTAACTCATCTTCTTGATAAAATTGGTGTTCCTGAACCAACATCTTCTGGAGAAAAATTAACTGAAGCAATTACTGAAGGTGCTTCTGAAATGTTTGGTGGAGCAAAAGCTGCTGGAACATTGTCTAAATTAATAAAACCAGAATCTATTCTTTCACTTCCAGAAAGACGCACTGCTGAAACAATTAAAAAAGCAGCAACTTTTGTCGGTCAAAGACCAGTTGAACAAGCATTAATGGGCGGGGCTGCTGCTGGTGCTGGTGAAGCAGCTAAACAAAGTGATTATGGGCCATTGGGACAAGCAGGATTCTCTTTGGCTGCTGGTACTGCTGTTCCCGTTGGAGGAGGTATTTTAAAAGGCGTAAGAACATTATTCCCTCCATCTCAAGCAACAAGAGCAACTCAAGCCAGAGAACTCACTAAATCAACGCTCCAAGCATCTGTAATTGACAAAGAAAAAGCGGCGGCTGAGTTAGCAAAAGCGTCAGAGGTTAGTGGTGAAGGCATTAATCTAATGTCTGGAGATATTACTGGAGATCCAAGGCTATTGCAGCTTCAAAAGAGTCTTAGATCAATTTCATCTGAAATGATGAAAAGAGACATTGAAAATGTTAAAGGTATTTCACAAAAGATTGGTAAAGGACTTGAAGAGACTGGTGCTGCACCAGAACAGACTCAAGCATATTTTAAATCCAAACTAGACGATCTTCGTGCTCAGACAGAATCAATTGGAAAATTCGTTCAAGAGTCTGGTGATATTGAGGCCCAAAATGTATTTAATCAAGCATCAAAATCAATTGCTGAAAATACTGCTCTTGCTGAAAGGGGAGTTATTACAACAGAAGAAGCATTAAAAACAGCTTCAGAAAAGCTATCAAATTCATTCTCTGAGTTATCCGCTCAAAAAAATGCAGTTATAAAAGACACATTAAGTTCTAATGTTGCTGATATTATTGGAAAACAAAGATCAGTAGAAAAAGCAAAAATTAACGATCTTTATAGTAAAGCTGAAGGTGAAGTTACTCCATTTATTCAACGAAACACAATAGATTCAAAAGAAGGACTTGTTAAAGAATTTGGTGAAGAAAGACGACTGCCACAAGAAGTTAAAAAGATACTTTCTGAGGTTGTTGATGCTGATGGAAATCCAGTTCCAAGAGAATTATCTCAATTAAGAGCCGACATAAAAGCTATTAATTCTGAGATACGATCAGCACAATCAAGTGCAGCAAGACAATCAGAAGTTCCTGCTTTAATTAGATTCAAAGAAGCATTGAATGCCGATATGGAAGACCTTGGTGATGTAAGTGAAAATTTAAAAACTGCCAATCAAGCATATTATCAATATGCTCAAAGATACAAAGAAGGTGCTTCTGGAAAAGCATTCGGCCCTAAATCTGATGTAAATAAAGTTATTAACGAATACATTCCATCTGGAGTTAAGGCAGCTACTCCAATTGAAATTAAACGACTAAGAAGTGCCATTGAAGGCGATCCAACCATTCCTAAAACTCCAGAGATGGAGTCCGATGTTAAATCTGGAATAGATAATGTAAACCAATGGATTTATAGTTCAATGGCAGATTCTGTTGGAAAATCAAAAACATCTGAATCAATAAGAAACTGGATTAATACTGGTGGAAAAAGAATTCTAAATGTGTTTCCAGAAGCTAGAGCTAAAGTACATGACGAATTAAATAAATTTGAACAACTTGAAGATGCCGTAAAACAAGCTAATAAAGGAATTAAAGAAGCGTCAGATGATAAAATACTTTCAGGTCAGAATGCAACTCAAGTAGAAAGAGAAGCTAATAATAGTTCAAAACTCTTAATAAAACAAGCAGAGAAAGTAAAGAATGAATTGTTTGATGAATTTCAAACATCTATAAATCCAAAATCAAATCCAGCGGCAAGATTTGTGGGTGGTAATCCTTATGAAATTGTTGGCAAGGTAATGTCTGATAAAGTTAATCTTGAAAATAATGTTCAAAACCTCGTTGCACAAGCGGCAATGGATGAAACAGGACAGGCTCAAGAGGGGCTTAAAAACGCATTCCGTGGTTGGTTGAATTCTCAATCAAGAACAACAGCTAAAGAAACTGCTGGGATTGGAGTAAAAGTTCCAGCTATAGCAACTGAAGATTTTCAAGCAAATCTTAAAAACATTAATGATTTACTTGTTCAAAAAAGTCCAACAAGAAATGCACTTGAATCTGTTTTTGGCAAAGATTCTTACGAGCTTGCAAACCTAGATAAAGTAAGACAGCAACTTGATATCCTTATGCGAAGAGGTTCATCAGCTATAGCTGAATCTGTTCAAGTCGAAAAAATTGGTCAACCAAAGGGATCTCAAATTAATGATTCTTTATTGAGTCTTGCCGCAATTGGTGGTGCTGGAGTTAAGGGATACTTGGCATTTAAAACAGCAGATTTACTTAAACAAATTCAAAAAAAGTATAAAGAAGACACGCTTGTTTTGTTTAAAGATATGCTTACTGATGCAATGCTTAACCCAGAGACTGCAAGGGTAATGTTGCTTGAGCCAACTAAACAAAATATGCCAGCAATTAACAGATTGCTTAGAACATTTGGAGTTGATCTGAAGGCTGAATCAACAACACAAAAAGAATCAGAAGAGCCATCATCAGAGATTCAATTTGAAGAACAATAAAAAATAATATGCCACTAAGAAAATGCGCCTCACAAAATTGCTTTGACAGGAATGTTTCAGCAGAAGTAAAATCAGGAAAGCCTGTAAAACAAGCTGTTGCGATTGCATATAGCGTCCAACGTGAAGCTAAGAAAAAAGCTAAAAAGAAATAAATTTAGTCATTCAATATGAATCAAGGTGATTGGAGTATTTTGATAATGGCAATTGCGTCATTTATTGGTGGTGGTATTTGCATTGGCATTGCAACTTGGTGGGAGTAAAAGTATGATCACGTTAAAGTCTGTTGATCCAGTATCCATGAGGTATGTGACCGCTGGCGACTGGGAATGGTTGCCTAATGGCGAGTTGAAATGTTCTGTTGCTGAGTACGGCAATGAAGATGGGGAGTTTTTAGTTAATCTTCATAAAATGGTGGAGGGTTGGTTATGCCGTAAAGCTGGAATCCGCGAGGATGAGGTATCTGCGTTTCATATTTCAAATCCAGAGGCTCCACATCACAAACAGAACCAAACTGCCACAGAGGTAGAAAAGATCGTCTGTGAGGCAATGTCGATTGATTGGGAGGCACACAAAGAGTGGGTTCAACGTGCAAGTGACGAGGTGGAAGAAAAATCATTTCATGAAGTTCCATCAATTCTTATCAATGGGCCTAGATTCTGGGCTGAATTGCATTTGCTAGGGGTTCGACACAGGCAGGGAAAAAACATGACGGGATGGCTTAATGATTGGCGTGATTCCATTCCATTCAATGGATGTCCATGCAAAGAACATCTTGATAATTGGTTTTCAGAAAATCCTCCTGATTGGAATCGTTTTTTTGAATGGGGAATTGATTTGCACAATGCAGTAAACTTGCGTATTGGAAAGCCTACGATGGATGTTGAGAACGCAAAGGAATTGTGGATGCAAAAACATTTTTAAAAAAGTGTTGCAAGTTTTAAAATAAACTATATATTCCCATTAGTTTCTTCACCGAACTGTAGCCTGTGTTAGCGCACAGGCTTTTTCGTTTTTAAGTACGGTGAAAAGTACGGTGAAAAGTACGGTGAAAAGTACGGTGAAAAGTACGGTGAAAACGCTGGTGAAAACGCCAGTGAAAAACACTTTGCATTTTTGATCTGAACGTATAAATTCACGCAATCGTTAATAACGATAATAAATATATGGATACTTTACAGATTAAACCTAAAAAAACATCAAGTAAGAAAAGCCTCTACTCTGCTGGAAGTTTAACAACTTCTGGAACTACAGATGAACGGGACATTTGGTTAATTAACTTAGCAGCGCAATTTGATCGTGCTTGCGATTACTTCTGGACAAAAACTCCAGAAAGACGAAAAGTTCAAGCCGAATTCAAAAAGAATTGCAGTTATATTAATAATAGATATGCGAGTAAATAATCATCCAGCATTTCCAGTCACGGCATACCCCGGTGACCAACATAGTCCCAAGGTGCGACCTAACTCTGGAATGGGAATGCGCGATTGGTTCGCAGGACGAGCACTAGAAGGAATTCTTGCAAATCCAGAAGAACTAGCTATGGAAGCACCTCCTGAAGACATTGCTCGTATCGCATTTAAATTTGCAGACGCAATGCTAACAGAAAGAGAAAACCACCAATGAAAAGCCAAACATCAGCGAGCTTGAAATTTGGATCTCCTGTGATCATTTCAAGTGCAGTAACAAAACCACAAAAAACAAACATTCGTGTATCTATGCCTAAAGCAAAAGCAAAGATGCCAAAACTAACAAAGAAGAAATAAATATGAGCGAAGAAAAAGAACTTGTAGGATTCGGTGAAGACCAACAAAAAGCCATTGACCACGCAATCAAGGGAATTGAAGTTGACGCAATCAGCAAAGATGAAGTCTTTCTTGATTTCATTGGCCGATTGAAACGCTTTAACTTTGAATGTTCCGTTGCATTGCATCTCCTCGAAAAGAAGACGCTTGCAGACATGGCTGAAAAAGCTGAAGAAGTCGAAGTTGAAAGCAAAGAGTAATTTATGAGCATCATCAGTGACCATGCACATGACTCCCATGACATGGGTGGAAGCTGCAAGTCTTGTGGGGTTGATTGGATTGATCACATGGGCGTTCAATCAACTTGCTCAAGGCTACAACAAGCAAATGAATTGCTTTTAATGGCACTTAGCTATGTTGAGCAACCAGAGTATTCAAGAGATCTTGGTGAGCAGGAAATGTATTTCGACTTCCGAAAAGCAGTAGAAAAGTTTTATGGAAAACATTAAGAAGTCTGAGTGGTCTGGACAAGCTGGAAAAGGAGATGAAGAACGTCCAGTTGACCGCAAGAAGTATCGTGCAAACTTTGACGAGATCGACTGGTCAGCGCACAAGAAAGCGTCTTCAAAACTTCACCCCGATAAGCGAACCTGAATGGACAGGTGACTCCTGTGGACGCGCAGGGGAAGGGTGCTTTTTTAATCTATCGGCTTGTCGCTGATTTCGATTTTCGTATGTTCTTCCGCTTTGGTCTTGATTTTGACTTGGTTGAACTGGACTTCAATGTCTTCGGGCGAGTCGTCTTTGATGAGTTTAGCGTAACGTAATTGGTCAATAATTGGCTTACAACCTCCTGCGTAGTTGTCGCAGTCAAGGGGTCTTGTACTATATCGCGTAATGCGGACGTAAGTGCGATTGCTGACCTTTTCTTTTCTTTTAGGTAATGCGACCAGTGTTTGTTGAGCAGGACGTTTAGTGACGGGGTTAGATACCCGTGTAGGTGTAAAGTAATAGTTTCCATCTGCTGCTTTATAATAGCCTTTCTCTTTTAATTGATCTTCAGTCCAGTTCATTTATTCAGTTCGTCAATTATTGCGTTTAGTTTATTTATAAAAGGATCGACCAAGTGAGGATTTCCTTGCTCGATTAGAATGTCAACGAAGTTGCGAGGATAATTAGATAGAACCTCTTGTCGTTCTGGATCTGGTATTGTTTCATTTTGTATTAATGCTTCATCAAGTTCATTAGACAATGCACCAACGGTAGCGCAACACGCCGCTGCGTATATTACCATTGCCTGTTCAAAATTCATGCCTTCACTTATCATTTTGATTCCCCCAATGCGGATCTGGCAATAAGACCCATGTTTTCTCGGTCTGTGTAAATATCTGTACATTCGAGGAATAAATCCTCGATCTTCATTAAAGCCTCCCGCGCCTCGTCGCGTTCGCGTTCAAGTTTGCGAGCGAAGTCAGCGCATACGCACTCGCCCAAATTACTGTCTGGATAACACGATTCCGCGTCCGTCTCTGGTGTATTCATATATTTATATATTGTATGCGTTTTAAAAAATGTGGCTGTGGTTTTTGGGGTCACAGCCAACCCCCTTGTCCCCTGCTTACCGGGATTTCCCAGTGTTGCGAGGAAATTCCTGAAACCTACGGGACTGACCTTTGTAGGTTAGTTAGGAAAGTTGCTTAGAATGGAATGTCATCTCCATCCGAATCCTTGGCCCGTGATGGAGCAGATTTGGCTTTTACAGGGCTTTTACCTGTTGCTTGATCCTTTGGCTTCACTGACAAGCTGAAGAACTTCTTTCCGTCTTTCTTGGATTCTTTTACCCATGCGTTGATCCAATATTCGTTTCCTTCAATGTTAATCGAACCATTGTAATCTGCGTGTGTATCTTGTTCTTTGCGATCATTCTTGAAGAGTGAACCCTTGTTTGTGTTGTCGTATTCCATATTTATTCTTTTGTTTTTGGTGGGTTGAGTTTTTGCCATACTTCAGCACCATGTTCGGTGGCGACTAGGCAAGTTTCTTTGTTGTTGTTCCGTGCATCTTTTAGTACAGAATCCATCATCTTTTGTTCTTTTGGCAGATGGTATGTATTTGTAAGCTGCACAAATCCATTCTCTTTAGCGTATTCTTTAGTTGTCATTGTCTTGGTTTTTAATTATGTCATTTATCATTTGTGAGTGCAAGTGGCAGTCTTGGTTGTAGATATAAATCCCTTCTACTCCTTGGTATCCACGTCCGTAATGGTTATCCATTACTGGGCAAGTGCAGCCAAGCTCGATGGCCTCTTTTGACCCCGGATGTGGATTCTTACTCGGTTTCATCGAATGCGTAATCCATAGCAATGCGTTTCCATTGCTCAACCTCGGCAATAAGAGCGTCGATGCGTTCAAATGCCTCGTCACGTTGCGATGTGGCTTCCGATAGACGTTGATCGAGTTCATCAATCAAATCGCCATCTTCTTTTATGTATTCGCGCATTGTACGAATTAGAACTTCTTTGTCTTGTTTTGTTGTCATATATTTATTGATTAAAGTTTACCGAAATGTTGACCAATCAAGAATGCGTAATCTTGTGGTGATAGTTCAATCTCGTCATTACTCTGAATGAAACTCCAAATGCGATCAGCCCGATCTCCAGCAGGCAAATCTTGTTGAATGAGGTCTTGTGCGTCTGCTCCATCTTGGAAGTCTGAAGGGTATTCAGTCATCCACTTTTGTGCGAGTTGTGTTAATTCAAGTGTCATATATTTATTTATTGGTTGCTTGGCATTGCTGCCTTGCTTGAGATCAAATCTAAGTGGTTTTCAAAACGGGTCAATACTATTTTCTAAATATTTTTCATGGTCGCTAAAATAAATTTCGTAGATTTCTATTGCTTTTTTATATTTTTCTTCAGCGTCCGCAAACCTAGATTTCATGCGGTTCTGCCAGATAGCAGTTGCTGTATCAAGTAGAATGCAGCATTGGTC